TAGAAAGGAAAGTGCTAGGCAAAGCTGCCTCGAACGGCCTGAAAATCCCACTCAAAACCTCCACCGCTTGCCACCGATAAAAAGCAAAGCAACAATCAGACCATCCCCAAAGAAACGGACAGCCACATGACCGCAAAACGCATGCACGGCGTAACAGCCAACGAATTCACACACGGCGCGCGCCATATTTCCGACATCGCCACCAACATTATCGGTATCGTTGCCACCGCAGACGACGCTGATGACACAGTCTTTCCCGCTACCAAACCCATATTTTCAACATCCGTCTCTGCCCTGATTGATAAAGCAGGCAGCAAAGGAACCTTGGCAAAATCCCTAGACGCAATTGCAGATCAGGCAGATGCCCAAATCGTTGTAGTCCGCGTTCCCGGCTCAACCAAAGCACCGGAGCAGAAAGCAAACGTTATCGCAGGTATCAAAGCCCTGGCGAAAGCTCCCGCACATACCGGTTACAAACCAAAAATCATCGGTGCGCCCGAACTTGACGACGCTGACGTAACCGCCGAGCTGGTTGTAACCGCTAACGCTCTTGAAGGCTTCGTATATGCATCCGCCGGCGGCGCAGAAAATATTACCGCCCTGACCCAATATAAGAACGGATTTGGGCAAAAAAACCTCATGCTGATTGACAACGAATTCATGACCTTCGGCGCTTCCAAAACCCAAGAAACTGCCGCTACCGTTGCCCGTATCCTCGGCGCACGCGCCATGCTTGACCAAAAAATCGGTCCGCACAAATCCATTTCAAATACCGAAATTCAAGGCGTATCCGCCCTTAAATACCCACGCAGCTTCGGGCTTCTGGACATCAACAGCGACGCCAATACCATCAACAACCTCAACATTACCACCCTCATCCGTGAAAACGGCTTCCGCGTTTGGGGCAACCGCACATGTTCTGCAGATCCTGCCTGGGCATTCGAACCGACAGTCCGTGTCTCTTCCGTAATTAAAGAGACCATCGCCGAAAGCTTTCTCTGGGCAATGGACAAACCAATGCACCCGAGCCTTATGATTGACATCATCAACAGCATCAATGCCAAGCTCGCCGAAAAAGTCTATCAAGGCTGGTTATTGGGCGCGCAAGTCTTCATCGACCCCAAAAAAATCGAAAAAGAACGCGTAGCCGGCGGTATCTTTGCCTTCGACTACGAATTTACCGTAGCCCCGCCTTTAGAGAATATCGAACTCAACCAACATGTATCAGACCGCTTTATCGTCAACCTGACCGACCGAGTTATCGAATTCGCATCTAACCTCAAACCTACCACCGTCTAAACTACCTTGCCTCCCAATAATTCCCCTCTCCCAACAGAGAGGGGTTAGGGATAGGTACCCAAACACAAGTAATAAAGGACACCCCAATGCAGCTGCCACGCATCTTGAAAAGTTTTAACGTCTTTACCGACGGACTCAACAAAGACGGCGTCCTCATGACCGTCAAACGCCCAGACATCAAATTCAAAACCGAAGACTATACCCCGGGCGGCGGTATGGGCGAATTTACCGTCATTCATGGCATCGAAAAATTAGAGCTGGAGCTGACCAGCAAAGGTTTCGATCTTGAGCTGTTCAAATCCATCAGCCACAAAATTAATGGCAACCTCTTACGCTATCAAGGCGCATTGCACAAAGAAGACGAAGAAACCTACCAAACACTGGTCGGCGAAGCGCGTGGCCGAATTATCGAAACCACACGCAGCGAAGACAAAGCGGCCGAAGGTGGAGAGCAGACATTCAAATATGCCCTAACCTACTGGAAAGAAACCGTCGATGGAGAAGTCGTTTTTGAAGCAGACCTCATGGCGAACAAACTCATCATCGGCGGCAAAGACGTTCGTGCCGGCATTCGCGCCGCATTAGGCCTCTAAACACATACAACAGGAACAAGTAAATGCAAGAACCAAAAATCAAAATCAACCCCGACGATACCCTGACCGTAACCCTGACCGACGGCAAAGCCTACACTCTGCGCGAACCGCTGGCCAAAGACATGGCAGGAATGGGACAAGACCTCATCAAAATCAAACACACCGAAACTGTTCAAAAGCTCCTCTCAAAAATCAGCACCCCAAAAATCGGCATGGCACAATATGGCGTATTAGGTATGGCAGATGTACAAGCCCTCAATGCCGCTATTGATTTTTTTTCAGCCGCACCTTCGGCGAAAGCAGAGATTCAGGAAGCCTTTGCCGATTTGGGCTATACCCATGCTTCCGATACCGAGCCGGCCAGTTCGCCGACCTTATAAAAGCAGCGCCAGACATCTGGCAGGCTGAAGAAGATGAAGACGTTACTGCGTTTTACCCAATAGACGACGCCCTTGCCCTCTGCACCATTACTTTCAAAGGAGGTATCGGCTGGTTCGCAGGACTAAATCTTTTTACCCTTAACCGCTGGGCAGCCAAAGCCGCCGAAATCCAACGCGCACGCCAAGGAGACGGACAATAAAAAAGGTCGTCTGAAATCAATTCAGACGACCTTTTCAATCAACAAAATAATCAAGGAAGCATCCATACCATAAGGGCAATGACGGCAACAAAAAGCCAAAATAATGCGCCATACCACCAAATGACAGAATCGACTGCATTCAAAACCGAATCCGCCAAGATTTGATTTTTCATTTTACGTTTCATCTTAAAGCTCGAGCCATGACAGACAAGACAATTAATATTATCCTCAAAGCCGCCGACAAAGCAAGCAAAACGTTTGACAGAATTAAAAAAAGTAGTAGCGGGCTGTCGGGCGAATTGGCGAAAAACAAAAAAGAAATGCGCGATCTCGAGCGCGCCCAAACCGCACTGGTAAAAATCGGCAAGGCAGAACAATATTTCAACCGTCTGAATGAGCAAATCATCCGTAATTCTGCCGCCACAAGCCGTCTTACTTCCGAAATCGACAAAACGGGCGTTGCCACAAAAAAACAGGCAGCAGAACTCAAAAAGCTGACCCGTGAAGGCGAAAGGCTGAATAACGAATACGAAAAACAATCCGCGCAGCTAAAACGCTACAAAGACCACATGGAAAAAGTTGGCGTATCCGGACAAAACCTTGAAAAAGAGCAGGCAGAGATTGCCGCCCGAATGCAGAAGACTACTGCCCAAATCGAAAAGCAGTCCACCGCCTTAGAAAAGCTGGAAAAACGACAACAGAGTCGAATCAAGGCCGCCGCCATCGCAGGTATTGCATCGGGTGTCTCATCATGGACAAGTAGCAAGGCTGCCACCATGAGGCAAGGTGCAGGGCATGCCATCAATACAGCCATGTCCGAAGAAGATGCAATGCAGGGACTGATCCGCCAAGTCGGCATCCTCAAAAATACAGACGGCAGCCTAAACCACGCCGAAATCGCTAAAATCCGCGCCGAAGTCCAAAAACTAAGCGGTGAATTGCCCATGGCAACGGTTGAGATCATGAATATGATGACTGCCGGCGCGAAGATGAATATCCCACGCCAAGAGCTTGCTGCCTATGTGACCGAAGCCGTCAAAGCTGCAAATGCCTTTGAAGCAGCAGACCCGGGTGCGCTTGCAGAAGAGCTGGGGCGCATTCGCCAAAACTTCAAATTATCCAAAGAAGCCGCTTCTGAACTAGTCAACGTCATGAACTACCTTGATGACAACGCACTGGTTGCAGGCGACCAGCTCATCAGCTACATGAACGAAGTATCAGGCAGCATGGGTTTGGCGAAAATGAACGAGAAGCATGTAGCGGCTCTAGGCTCCGCCCTTATGTCCGCAGGTGTAGATGCTTCCACCTCTGCCAAAGCGGTCGGCAGCCTCATGACAAGGCTGGGTACCGCACCTGATATGAAACCCGTACGGGAAGCCCTGAAAAGCATAGGTATAGACGCAAAATCCGTTCAAAAAGGCATGGTCGAAGACGCGCAAGGTACGCTTGAAAAAATCATTGCCGCCGTCCAACAAATGCCGAAAGAGCAACAAGCAGGTATTCTCAAAGGCTTGGCAGGCGGCGAATATAACCGCGTATTTGCCCAACTTATCGCTAATACAGAGCTTTGGCGCGAGCAAATCCGCCTTGCCACCTCTCCGGACGCATTAGGCAGCCTCGACAAAGAGTTCGAAATTCGTGTCAACGCCATGTCGTCCAAATGGCAGATGTTCAAAAATAAGCTCTTCAATACCGAATCAAGCTTTGGGCGCAGTATGTTTTCAGGCTTAGAATACGGCATGAATGTCATTTCAGGCTTATTGGATAAGTTCAACGAATGGTCGGCAAAAAATCCAGAGGCCGCCGCCAAACTTGGAAAAATCGCATTTTATGCAACCGCAGCAATGACCGCATTAGCAGGGCTGACCGCAGTTATTGCCGCAGTTGCCGTCCCCTTTGCCGCCGCCCGCATTGCCTTTGGCGGATTCGGCATGAGTATTCTTAAAGTATTAGGCATTGCCCTACGTTTCATGACATTAAATCCCATAGGCCTTGCGCTGACTGCCATAATCGGCATCATCTATCTCGTTTACACCAATTGGGATACATTGACTTCCGCCTTCATCAGAGGCTGGGAATGGATTAAAAAAACATTCGCCCAAAATCCCATCCTATACGCCCTGACCGGACCGATTGGCGCAATCGTTGCACTGGCCACACACTGGGACCGCATCAAAAACGCCCTCATCACAGGCTGGGGATGGATAAAAAAAACATTCAGCGGCAACAACCCCATATCCTACGCCCTCTCCGCCGCACTAGGCCCAATCGGTATCCTCATCAAAAACTTCCAAATCCTCAAAACCGTCGCTACTAGCGCATGGGAATGGATGAAAAAAGCCTTTTCCACCAAACCGACCGCGCCGGGAGGCAGCGCAGCCGGTTATGGCGTAGGTGCATACATTCCCAACAAAGGATATTCCACAGGCGGTTACACAGGGGTGGGAGGTGTCAACCAAGCGGCCGGTATCGTGCATAAAGGCGAGGTTGTCTTCAATCAACAAGATGTAGCCCGCTTCGGAGGATGGCGTGTTCTGGAAAAAATCCGCAAAGCAGGCTTGGGCGCATTGCAGAGCATTATCCCCGCCGCAGCTGAAGAACCGCGACCTTCCCTTATCGGAGCAGTTCCCGTATCGGCAGGATTCAATCACGCAAACGCAGGCGGTATGACCGTCAACATTACCATCAACGGCGGCAGCCAAAGCCCTGCCGACATCGCCCGCGAAGTTGCCCGTCAGATTAAGCAGATTGCAGACCAAGCCGCACGTCGTGCCCGTAGCGCATTTTCAGATGACTGACACCAAAAAAGGACACTACCATGCTTGCCACATTAGGATTCTTCCCCTTTCTCATCCGCACCATCCCCTTTCAAACCATCAACCGCCAAAGCGGCTGGAAGCACCCAAATCAATCCACCGTCGGCGGCGGTATTAATCCCACCCAATACCTAGGGCCGGAAACTGACACCCTGACCCTGTCAGCCGAAATGAGGCCGGAAATCACAGGGGGAGACACCTCCCTGGCCATGCTCCACCTCATGGCAGAGCGTGGAAAACCATACAATCTCATCCTCGGCACAGGTCAAATAATGGGCGCATACGTCATCACATCCATCAAAGAAGACAGAAGCCAACTCATGCCCGATGGCAAAGCCCGTTCCATCAGCTTCAGCATAGAATTAAAAAAAGTATCCGACAGCCCGCTGGGACTAAAAGGCAAAGCCCTTCAGCTTGGCGTATCCATCGCCCGCAGCATTGCAGGAATCTGACATGACCGCACTTACCCAAATCAAAGACCAAGCCGTCAAAATCTTCAACGCCATTACCGACACCGGCGGCAACCATCTAACCCCAGTCGCCAAGCTGTCCATAAACGGCAAGCCGTTCAATACCGACGCTCTCTCCCGCATCATCTCCATCAGCCTGACTGACAAAAGCGGCTTCGAGGCGGACGAGCTGACCGTCAGCCTGTCCGACCACGACGGCAAGCTCGCCCTGCCCCCGAAGTCTGCCGAGATAACCATCGCCCTGGGCTACATCGAAACAGGCATTGTCGATAAAGGCAGCTACAAAATAACCGAAGTAAGCTGGAGCGGCGCGCCCGACACCCTGCACATCACCGCCCAATCCGCCGACACATCCGACCGATTTTCAGAGGCAAAAGAAAAAAGCTGGCACAAAACCAGCCTGAAAGAAATCATCGAATCCATTGCCGCCGCCAACGGCTACACCCCAATCATCGGCAAAGCCTACCAAGACGAAAAAATCGACCACATCGACCAGAGCAACGAATCCGACGCTGCCTTCTTATCACGCCTTGCCGAGCGCTACGACGCCATCGCAACAGTCAAACACGGCCGCCTCCTGTTTGTTTCATCAGGCGAAGCCACGACCGCCGGCGGGCAGCCGTTGCCCACAATCAGGATTACCCGCAACAGCGGCGACCAATATGCATTCAGATACAGCAATACCGAAAGCTACAACGCCGTCCGCGCCTACTACATCGACAAACAGACAGGTAAAAAGCACGAAGTCGTCATCACCGAAGACAACTACGACCCCGTCAAAAAAACCGTTACCACCACCAAAAAATACAAGACCAAGCGCAAAGACGGCAAAACCCACAAAACCACCACCAAAGAAGTAACCGAAATCAAACAGGTGGATACTGCCGGCAAAAAAATCAAAACCCTGCGCCATACCTACCAAAGCCCCAAAACCGCCGCCACCGGAGCGCGCGCCGCGTACAAAAAACTAAAACGCGGCGCAATGGAATTCGATATTTCCCTAGCCATCGGCCGTCCCGACGTCGCCCCCGAAAGCCCCGTAACCCTGCAAGGATTCAAGCCCGAAATCGACGCAGAGAAATGGGTGGGTAAGGAAACCGTCCACACCCTCGACAGCAACGGACTGACGACAGCCGTCAAACTCCAAAGCCTGATAGACGTACCGATCGTCCTCTACGAAGGCGAAGTCAGCCCAAACTTTGCCGCCGCAGTTTCCAAACCCTGACCAAAACAAAAGGCCGTCTGAAAAAATTCAGACGGCCTTTTAAAATTTCAGCTTACATAGCGATAAACTTAAGGGAATTTCCAGTTGCCACAACATCCCCTACTACAAGTCGCGCATAAATTTTATCTCCGACTGATACAGGAAGATGATCCAAACTATGATGCACCAGCCCACTGAATACTTCAGGATTTTCCGATACTACAGGAGCATTATCGACAGGTGGCATTTCGAATACTGACAAAACATCGGCATTCCTAAGAATCTCCAAGCGCAAAGGCGCAAAACTTAAATCCTTTCTAGAAGTCGGAATCTCGAAATTCAGAGAAAGATTTAATTGAGCCAATACAAAATCACGCGACGGTAGCGGGCAGACCCCCGGATAAATGCCAATCAGACTGTAACGGAAATCGTCCGCATGGCGGATAATACTATCGCAATATTGAATATGCAGCGATACAGGCATCATGATTTGAGTCCTTCCACAAAATCCCATTGACGGTCAAAAGCCGCCCGTACATCAAGAGGGCCGATACCGAAAACCGTTGCCAGCTTATCGACTGTTTCATTACTCAAAGTACAGCGGTTGTTTTCAATGCGCGAAAGATAAGACTGTTTCAGACCAGTTTTTTCAGCAAGCGAAGATTGCGTCAAACCGTGTTTCAGACGCAATGATGCAAACGTTGCCCCCGAAGTATCCGCATCAAGTCTTGCTGCCAGCTTTTTAGCGGCTCTATCCATCGCCGCCGCACGGCGAGGATTTTTGCGAACACGTTCCACATAGCAGCAAGCGTCTGAAGCATCAGAAAGCGGCAAAACTTGGCCGCCTGCAACAAATACCGCAGAAGCTCTGACAGTCGCAGCAGCGGCAGGCACAGACAAAGACACCGCTGAAGCCGTAAACAGACAGACCGCCCCGAAGGCAGTCCAATTTTCAATATTCGATTTTTGCATAGTCATTTTGGATTCTCCGCATAATCGGATGATCGGGCTGATAATCGAAGCCCTCGGATTTGTCGGCAACCGCCAAAATATAGATTTTCCGGATAAACGTCCGGTTCGGCTGCATCTCATTTCGAACGCAGTACAAAATACGCAGCGAAAGCGCAGATTCCTCATCAAGCCGTAGCCGCATCACGCGTATATCCGCCCGCCACAACACCGCCACACGTTTGCATTCCATACCCAAAAGGCCGATGGGCTGATCGTAATCGCGACAGTTTTTTTCAGAAAAGAGCTTATCAAAAAGCGCAGGCGTATCATCGATAAGCGCAATCACACTATCGATATAACCGACCGCCTTCTCATTACTCTCGAAAAGGCGTCCCAAATCCGCTTCCGCATGATCGTGAACAATAAGTTGCATAATATATCTTTTTAGTTATATTCCGCAAGCGGCCACCCTGCCACTTGTCTCAAAATGCCGACAAATACAAAATGAAAGCGCACCCCCTTAACAGAAGGGTCGTCTGAAACATTTCAGACGCCCTTTTGTTATTTTAGGAATGAAACTATAAATTGACCTCGAAAGCCGCCAAAGGATAGCGGGTGCGGATACCGAACTGATTCAGGATAGTGCTGATTTTGAAACGGACGGCTTGTTCGGTAAAGTCGAGCAAAATCCGCATTTTTTCCGGATTGCTTCCCATTTCAATCAAATCCACAAGGGGATCGGAAATCACATCAAAAGCCGCCAGGTAAGACATATTAATATCAATTAAAGGTCGTCTGACTTCATCATATTTGAGCAGATATTGATAGACCGCCAAGCATCTGACTTCGATGGCCGGTGCATTGACTGCCACCCTGAAGCCGTCCGCCTGAAGTTCAAGGCGTTCTTCAATATCAAAAGCTGGCGCATCAGGGACAGAACGCAAACCGTCAGCATCAATTTTCAGATTCAGCGGCGTGATGTCGGTTAGAACGATTTTCATACACCCTCCGCTTCTAAAGAGACTGAAATTTCCCTAAACTCACCGAATTTGGGTAAATCATTGACACCATCTAGGACAGTATTAAAAAGCACTCTTGTTTCACGGTAACTGATAAACTCTTTTTTGATAGCGGCAGGTGTAGCGGAACAATGCGGATCAAGTTCAAGGATCAGAGAAAAGCGCATATCCATAGCCGTCGCAAAATCCGCGATAGTGTTCAATTCGAGATTTTTTTCAGACATTGACAGCGTTTTAGATACGGCGGCGGGAGAAATACCCAGCTTTTCCGCAATATCTTTCTGTCTGATTCCTTTGCTTTCCATGGCTTCGCGCAGCTGGTCAACAGCTTGGATATTCAAGTCGGTACGGTTATGTTTTTTGCGGAAGTCGAAACGTCCGAGCAATTTATTGAGTATCGGCATATTCATATCAAAAGCCTCCATTACGATTGTAAGAATCCATAATCAAGCGCATTTTATGATGGTCTTCACGGGTAAGTTTTTGAGTGTTTTTCTTGATGAAATGGCTGATGACCATATTGTTTCCGTCATGCCAAAAATAAGCCCGCAGGCTTTCGGGTCGGGCGGTTTTGACTGCCCAGAAAGGGAGTCCTTCACAGTTGAGCTCGAATGGCTCTATCAGCTTTTCACCATCGCAATAACGGATGATGCGAACCCAAAGCTCTTCCGAGTCTTCATCGCAAATACGCTCCGGCAGGTTTTCCCCGTCGAATCCGATTTGTTCGACAGCTTCGTCAGACAGGACGCAGCCGTACACCGAACCCTTATAAATCAATTCCGCCATAATAGTTAACTTTTAAGTTAATTACAATTGTTTTTACCATTACCAAATAATAAATATCCAAAAAAACCAACGGCCGCACCTTCCAAAACTTACCGTGAATTGAGCCGATTCACAAAATTCAAATCAAAATCCCGACAAATGCCATGCGCCGCGGACTTTGCCGCAGATGGTTAATTTTTCCAGTCCATCGCCTTCGATGGTTTCCGTTCTGTATAACGGGTTGTCGCTGATGACGAGCAGGCCGCCGCCGACGGAGGCTTGCAGACGTTTGGCTTTTAGGCCGTCTGCGAAGGATAGGAGGTAAATGCCCTCTCCTTCGAATGAGTGGACGGAGGTATCGACAAACAACACGTCTCCGTCCTCGATGGTGCCTTGCATCGAATCGCCGCGTGCGGTGATGACTTGGATTCGGGAAAGGTTGCCGCCGAGTTTTTCGCGCGCCCACGCTTTATCGACATGGACGAAATCGACCACCTCCACTGCATCGTTGTTGATGTAGCCGTCTCCAAGCGCGGCAACCACGTCCAGCCGCTCAAAACGTACACGGTCGTCAGCAAGGCCGTCTGAATCTTCAGACAGTACTTTTTTGGGGAAGGTCTCCTGATAAGGCAAAGGGAATCCTGAGATTTCAGATATTTTTACCATCGTTTCAAATGTTGGCTTGTTTCGTCCTTTTTCGATTGCATTAACGCTGGCTTTTGTTGAGAAGCCAAGCTCAAGTGCAAAGTCCTCTTGGGTCATCCCTGCTGCTTTTCTTGCCTCAGTAGCCCATTTTGCCAAATCGTAAGTCATAAAATTCTCCATGTTTTCAGCATTGTAAATTTTAAATAGACAAAAAACGGCTACTAAAAGTTTACTTTTAAGGTTATTTAAAATATACTTTCTCTAAATTAAGGAGATGTCATGAATCATCTGGAAAAAGTAATTAAAGCTGCTGGCGGTCAAGCGGCATTAGCCGAAAAGCTTGGAAAAAAACGTTCTACTGTAAATAGTTGGGTAAAGGGGCGCAATAAAATGCCTGCTGAAATTGCAGTTGAAATTGAGAAGCTTGGATATGGAGTTCGGCGAGAAGATTTAAGACCGGACGTATTTTTATAATTTACTTCACAAAGACTGAATAAATTTCAGACGGCGTAACCAGCTAAATAAGGAGTAGGAAAAATGAAATCAAATTTAACCATCGAAGCAGCAGCCTGCGCACAACGCGCCTATATCCGCACTAAAAAAGACCGCAAATACGGTTGCTTGTTCAATGACGACCTGCGAGAGCTGAGAAACCTTGCCGCTGAATTGGCAAGAATGCCTGACCGCCCCGTTGAAGAAATCACCGTCCGCGTTCAGGCATTGGAAATGCAGTTGCGCTATATCAACCGCCTCAAATACGGCAAAAAAACTGCACATCATCAAGTGTGATGAAGAAATCAGGTCTGAGGTTGCAGTATTGTCAAAAACACTTAATCGCTAGGAACCTCAAATCTTCCTATCGGCTGCTGTGCTTTAAGTTTGCGTTTGATGGCTTCGGCAATGTGGAACATACGTTCAACATATTCATTATCAACTGAATAACGGTCGGCATAGGGAGCAGCCAAAGTAGCTGCAAGTTGTAAAACTTCAAATTCGGAAAGTCTCATTTTAATTACTCCGTTTATGGTTACTGGAAATGACATTGTAACGGGGTTATGACAAAGCGGATAGACGTTTGACCCGCCGGACAGTCGGCATCAACCCAAAAAGGAAACGTCATGTGTCAAAACTGTATTCACAAAATCGAAGGCAGACTGTCTCTCAAACAACACGTCCACGCCGAACCCTGCCCCAAAACAAGCGCGCCGGAAGAATTAGCCACTGCCGCCGTCGAGGTCAAATTTTTCGGCGAAGAGCTTGACCTGATGGAATCGGCGGCCTGCGCGGCGAATAAGTCATTGAGCGAATTTGCCGCCGAAGCTGCCTTGGAATATGCGGAAATGTATCTGCGTGCCTTTGAAGACGCATCGGCAGACCTGAAACGGAGAAATGAAAATGGCGCAGCGCAACATCAGTAAGGCGGAACACGGAAATATGCGGGTACAGATTACCTGCCCTTGCTGCGGCAGCCGCTGCAAGGTAACGGCGAGTCGGAAGATGACAGACCGCCTCCGTTATAGCTCGATTCAATGCCTGAATGCTTCGTGCGGCTGGTCGGGCGTGGCATCAACGGAAGTCATCAAAACCATTTCTCCACCCAGCCCGCTGCATCAAAACCCTGCCTTGGTGCCGCCGCAGATGACGGCAGACGAAATCATCGAACAACACGGCGGCAGCAGTCAGAAAAATTTGTTGTAAAGGGAAAGAAAAATGAACGGCGAAATCGTCCCGACGTGGAAGTCGGCACCGCAGCGGGTCCGCTTTTTTAGAACCAAAGCCCAAGCCCGCGCCATGTGGAATATCGGCAAAAAGCTGGCAAGCAGTAAAACCGAAAACGCAAAAATCATGAACGGCTTGGAGCGCGACGCGCTCTTGGAACGAAATACAGGCCGTCAGCCGTTGGCAGCTTACAACGATGCGGAAGTCGTCAGAAGTTGGCTGGTTACGCCGGAGCAAAGTAAGGCTCTGGAAGATAGCCAGCGATTGATAAAGGAAATCGCCCGACTGGGCAATATGCTGAATCAGCAAAACGTAGTGTATAGCTTGGGCTTGCCTGTTCTCCAGCTTTCCGAAGCCTCCCGACAGCTTGAAGGCATAGACGAAAAAATAGCCCGCGCGGTATATGCCGGCAGAAAAATGAAAGTAAACCCAGTTTCAGACGACCTTAAGGCTGCCTGAACCCGACCAAACAAGGAAATATCATGAAAATCAAAATCCGCTACATCATCCTCGCCCTGATGCTCGCCGCATCTTATTTTATGCTTGGTTCGACCCACGGAAACATAGCGGAACAGCCGCAAACGCTGCCCGCAACTGACCCGGTCTGCGTTTACGAATCGCCGACATTCGACCACATGGGCGGAGACGCTGAAATCCCGCATGAGGTGGGGCAATGAGTATCTTCGCAATCATCGGCATTGTTTTTATCGTCGCACTCGGCGTTTGGCTTTATGTGGACTACAAAATTGAGCAGAAGAAGCTGGACGCGGAAATCGAAGAACGAATTCAGGATTATTTTAATTATTGAGACGAAACCATGCCGATATATAAAACCGACCAGTACATATGGTGCGATACCGGTAATCGATTGATGGTATCCGAGCCTGAAGTTTCAGACCGCATGATCGAAGAATTTGATATTGAGTTGGGCGAAGTCGGAAGCATCCGATTTCGCCACCTGGCAACGATTAGAGGCCGCCGGATATATCAAGCAGTTTCACTAAATCCGCTCCCTTGTCCAACGCGAACTCAATCAATCGGGACGATAACCGCTTTAACCCCTCCTCCGGCAGAGAGCGAATAATTTTAAGCAGAGTTTCTTTTTGACCGGTCGGAATGTCTGCCTTGTCTATTTTTAGGGCGACCAGTTCCCGCAGGGTTTCCGCATCCAGTCTGACCGTAACTACCCCTAAAACCGCAGAAAGACCGCCGTCTTCGGCAAGGAAATCAAAAGCCTTTTCGGTCGGTTTCACATAATCGATGGAATACGCCCCGCCTAAAAAGCGGGTAAGTTTGAAGTTGACCAGTCCGTGCATTTCCAAATACATCAGATTGCCGTCTGTTTCATCCTCGCCGTATTCAGCGCGTAAGGTATGAAGGAAATTCGGTGGAGGGTCTTGGGGGAAGCACTCTGTCAGGACAGACAATATTTTTCTTTGAAGTTCGCGATTGAGCTTCATTTCAATTCTCCGGGAAGGTTGTTTAGGAGCTTCCATTCTAACGGAGCAAAGACAAAGCGGACAGACGCTTGACCACCTGGACAGACAGGTATTTCAGACGACTTTTTCACTTAGGACAAATCATGGGCATATCAATTCAAACAGCAAATGCAAAGGCGGCGCAGCAAGACTACGCCGCCAAAGCCTTTTTGCTGATTCCGCCTGTGTTGCGCGAAGGATTTGAAAGCCTGAAACCTGCCGAGGCGTCAAAAGCGCGTTCGTTCTTTGCCGATTTAGTCGTCCGTCAGTTGGACGGCGGCATTCAGCCCGACGCTGCGCGTGTTTGCGCCGAAGACAGTCTGAAAACCCTGCTCGACAATCTGACCATTCTACCGCCTGCCGTCCGTTCGGTAGGTTTGGATGCTTCGGACGACGACATCCGCGTCCTTGCTGATAGCGCAGCCAAGGACATCTATTTTAAACAACGTATCGGCTGGAGTCTCGCCGGTCTGATCCACTATGCCGCTTCCGAATACGGCATCGATACCCAAAAAGTATTCAAGGACAAAATCCCCGAAGCCATCGAAGCCCGCCTGAAAGCTCCTAAATTCTGGCGTCGCCAGCTTCGCCGCATTTTCGCACGCGCTGCCGAACGCTACCGCCGCGAGGCCGGCTTTGTATCCCGCAAAACAGGGCTTTATGCCTCTGATGAAGCGGTTTTCCGCCGCTTGTCTCAAAAGCGTCGCAATCTTGCCATGTTGCAAACCATGATTGCCATCAATGAGCTGGGGCAAGAGTTCACACTTGAGGCGTTGTCTGAAGTCTCTGTATCCAATCCCGCCCTGCGTCGCGCCGAATTGATGGTGCGTATTCGCGGCTTCGAGGAAATCGCCCGTCTGAAAAACCACGTCGGCGAATTTTTTACGATTACCTGCCCTTCCCGCATGCACCGTATGCACCACTTCGGCAAGCCAAACGAGAAATTCAGCGGCGAAACGCCGTCGCAGGCGCAGGCATACTTAAATAAAGTATGGGGCCGTATCAATGCAGAATTAGGTCGTCTGAAAATCAAAATCTACGGTTTCCGCGTTGCCGAGCCGCATCACGACGGCACGCCGCACTGGCACGGCCTTGTCTTCATGGAAGAGCAACACCGCCTTACCTTCCGCCGCGTCGTGGCAAAACACGCTTGCCGCGAAAACCACGAAGAGCTGGGTTTGAAATACTTGGCGACTGCGAAAGAAGCGGATGCGGAAGCCCGCCGAATCCAATCAAAAATCCGTGAAAAACAAGGCAGCGCGCCTACGCTCGCCGCCATCCGCGCCGGTCTGAAAACCGAGAAAAAATTCTGGGCATCCAAATATTTTAAATTTTGGAAGCAAACCCCTGCCTCTGCCCGCGTTGACTTTGAAGCCATCAACTGGGCGCGTGGTTCGGCTGCCGGTTATATCGCCAAATATATCGCCAAAAACATCGACGGCAAAAGTCAAAGCGGCGACGGCTTAGGCGTTGACTATGAGTCGGACGCACTATTGAGCATGGCGGAAACCGCCGTCCGCGTGGATGCGTGGGCAAGTAATCACGGCATCCGCCAATTCCAGCAAATCGGCGGCTGTCCCGTTACCATTTGGCGCGAACTGCGCCGAATCAATCCTGATGCTTCAGACGACCTTTTAATGCTCGCCCAACAGGCTGCCGATATGGGCGACTGGATGCGTTTTACCGTCCTTTTGGGCGGAGAATCTGTATCTCGTAAAGACGTCCGTCTCGGACTGTACCGCGAAGAGGCGAAAGAGCCGAACTGCTACGGTGAAATCCCTGCCGACCGCATCATGGGCGTTTACGAAAAAGCAACCGGACGCGTCGAAATTTCGCGCGTCCATTCGTGGGTTTTGAAAAAAAACCGGGTTTTCCCAGATCCAGAACCGCCAATTACTAAAACATTTTTATTTCTGTTATAGTCATCATCTCTTGT